TTGAAGAGAGGGAACAAAATTAGCAGCAAGAATGCACACGAACACAATCGTCCATAGTTCATCCTTCCAGCTATTTTGAGCCGAACGAATTGCTTCCAGTTCCCAGTCAATTTCACCTGTGAGCTGCTTCTTTTTTATTTCAGTTTCGAGAAGTTTTTGCTGCGCTTTGCTGTCCAGCCACGACGTAGCAAGTCCAGTTACGCTGGATAAGATTTGTCCGATCATGTTTTTTCCATTTGGTAAATTTATAAAACGCGGCTAACGTTTGCTTAGCTAACACAAGGAGACAGCCACGCAAGCGTGGTCGTATTCACCCATTTGAGTAATTCAGAATGCACAGCTTCGATGCGTTGAGCTAACGCCTTGGTGTATACCTCACCTTCCGTACATCAAGGCATATAGATTTGCCGCAACAAATGTCTGCAGCGGCAAATTCTGTGAGGCCAGTTGATTTGTTCCCAATAATGTCATCGCTGGCCTCACTTTTTCTATCCAGCACATAGGTACAGTTTCTGTACTGGCGGCATAGGACGCGTTTGATAGCATTTCTGCGTGAAACAACTAGGAGAGCAAAATGACAGTTCGCATGACTTTTATGACATATAAACCCGAAGCATTAGCAACCAACATACAAAACAATGATAGCCGAGAAGAAGCCGCTAAAATGGCAATTGAAAGTGCGGGAGGTACTTTTCTTGGGTTTTATGGGCTTATAGGTCAAGATCACCACGTCGTGGTCATCAGCGATTTTGATGATGCTACAGACTATATGAGTGTCGTAGGCAAAGTAATGATGGGCGGCGCTACAAGCGACATCAAAACAGTTACTTGCTACACTGGCGCTGAGGCCAAAATCGCCATGGTTAAAGCGACTGGAAACGATATAAATTATACGCCACCCAGCTGAGCATTACTTTTTAACGGCTCCGCTAGAGAAGCCAAAGTAAGCACCAACCAGTGCCGATAGCGATCCATACATCATCATCAGCACGGCATCTGCTTCAGCCATTCTGGCGGGGTCTATCAACACTGCGATGGTCGATATGATCATCATACCCAACGCGGACCATGCCATGCGCCGCTTGTTAGTTTGGTAGGTTTGCTTGTCTGGTATCAGTTCATTCATTAGAACCTCCCTGCCTTAACGCCAATGTAATAGTACACCCCGCCCATTGCCCCGATTAAAACCACAAAGATGACGATACCCAGCGTCCATTCTATAATCGCTTGCTGCAGCTGTTGCTTGCGGTGTTCGTTTTTACGCTTTTGCTCGCGCATCTGACGCAGTGTGTCCTTGTATTCCTGCAATCCAGACGGCCCGTACACAAAGCGGATCGTGTTCTCTAACTCTTTCTTTAACGCCTCAGCCTTACGCTTCGCAGCAAACGCTTCCGCCGCTTCACGCTCCATTGAGCCGCTAAAAGATTTGTACCACGGTGGGTTTTTCGCCCTGCGCTCAGCTTCATTGAGATCGGCCCAAGCACCAGCAAACTTTGTCAACGCTTGGCTGGTGTCTCTGCCCGCCGACGCAAGCTGACGAAGCTGTGACACAGCCGTGCTGGCCACTGACAATGCGGTCAATGGATCAATCATGTTTCAGCTCCGTTGGACAAATGAATGAAGGGTCTACGCGATACACAACTGCACGCTCGGAGCGTCCGCATTTGTAATGACATGACTTATAGAACCAAGTGCCTTCGCCTTGTATGAACTGCTGACCAAAGCCGACCAGCCACAGCAAACAGACCAGTGTCAGCAACCTTTTCTTGACTTGTTAGAGGATATGCGTAAAACGCGTGCATCCCTTAATCGGGACAGACGGCTCTTGTGGTTTTTGGGAGGAAACCATGATCGAGCCGTTTTTTTATTCCAGACATGCAAACGGCGCATAACGGGTATGCAATATAGTGCCTAGCTAAAATGCTGCAGTGCAGCTAACTTATTTACATACGCAATACAAACCTCCCTTATCATTGTGTTGCTAGCGTAGAAAACACACCCTCCCTGTGTTGGCACTACGCTTCAAGAAAGCCTCCGACATGCAAACGGGGGGTTTTTTGTGTCTAACGCTCAGCCACGCGCCTGCCACGCCTTAGGAAGTCTTGCCACATCGGCTTAATCATCTTGTAGTTTTCTTCGACCTTGTAAGACACGACCGCCATCTGTGCGTTCATTTGATAAATCTGCAACGATCCCCAGCTCAGCACACCAATGGCAACGACGCCCAACATCTGTTCAAATTTCATCACCGTGCGCCTCAAACAATGTCATCGATAATTTCGATTGCCAGAAAGCCATCGTTTAGAAATGTCTCTATTTCGCCTGTACTGTATGTCACTTCAAACTCGCCTTGAAAGGTGCCAGGCGTGTCGGTGTCACCTGTTTGCCAAGCATATCGCACCCGCCCCGCATCTTCGTCCAATACAGTCGCTGCACCATCGACTTTCACCGTTGTTGAGCTAATCCGCTTCATGTGAAACCTGACCGTTGCGGCTGTTAGATCAATCGCATTTCCAGCTGCATCTTTTAAGGTGACAACCATAAGAGGTGACGTATCGTTTTGTTTGATCTTAAAGCCCATATTTTCGCCTTTTATGTTTAAGCAACAATCGCCTGATTGACGCTGTCATCGATGGTCACAACGTTGTTGGACGGCTCATTAAAATCGATCTGCCGCGGTATCCCGATGTCGTAAATCAATGCGGGCAACGACGGCGCACCTGTCAGCAGTTCGGGCGATGCAAAATTGACAATTACAGACATTGACGTTTGCGCTATTGCAGGTGCCACCACATTGAAGCCAACGCCAGACAACAAGTGATCTTGAATAAATATGACGTTTGATACGTCTGTTGCGCCTAGGTTCACATCGTTAGCCACCAGCTTGTGGTGTTGCGCCATCGTTGCGGTGCCAAGTTCAGGAGTTGTTTTTAACTCAGGCGCATTCAGTTTATGGTCTTGCTCTATAACCGCGCTAGGCAGTTCAACGGCTGCAGTTTCAACATCAGCATTGCCAAGTTTATGATCTTGATCGATCTCTGTCGTAGCCAGAGTTGGCGTGCTTGCCGCAATATCAGCCGCACCAAAAACATGCGTTTGATTTATCTCAGCAGTTTTTAAATCTGGGTCGCCCAGCGCAAACCCTACCCCAGCAATACTGTGGTCTTGGCTAATCGCCACATTCCCAACATCTGGTGCACCGCTTTCGCAAGCTGCACCCGCTAGTTCGTGAAGTTGATTAATCGCCGTGGAGGCGACGTCTGGAGTGCCAGCAGATAAATCTGGTTGGGTAATAATATGCGTTTGCCCAATCGCTGTGGATGCAACGGTTGGACTGTTAGTCGTGATCCCTACTGCCGTCATCGGCACGACTGACTGTGCAGATGGCGAACCAACAGATGGCGTACCAGTTGTGATGTCAGACCCAGCTAACTGATGGTCTTGGCTGATCGCCGTACTATCAACAATTGCAGAATATGTGAGCAAGTTTGACGTGTTGAACGTCTCTTCCTCGCTCAGCGGCAAGCTGTCGACATCAGGTGCGCCAGTGGCAAAGTCTGTGCCGCTTAACTGGTGCTGCTGAGCAATTGTTGCACCAGCTACGCCAGGTGCAGAAGTAGTGATACCACTGGCCGTAAAACTATGTTTTTGAGATATTGCGGACATCGCCAGATTTGGTGACGCTGCTGTTATCCCACTAGCTGACAGCACATAATTAAAGGAGCCAAGCGCCGCGATGGCGTCAGCCGAAATGGGGATCATCGCTGTCATAGATTAGCCTTTTATATTACGTTTACTTTAACAGTGCGGGCCAGCGGCTATCACAATAAAGCCTAGTATTATTCGGCCTTCCGTTTGTGCCAAAAAAACCGCTTATACCTATCGTAAAACGTAGTTTCCATCAGCATTGCAGTTTTATCTCGCGCCTATTTATCCAATGGCATAACCTTGTGTTTTGTTTTTTGCCTTTTGAACGGTATTACCTGCGCAATCGGTGTACCTTTTTTGATCACAAATTCACCTTCTTCGTGACCCGTCCAAATAAACGGAAAGTGTACCGTAGCATGATAGGCGTCCGTATCGACAACACCCTCTATCAGTTGAATATCATTGTCGTATGCGTTTGGCGGCGATTTAATATGCACAGACCAGCCTTTTGCTGTTTTGATCTGCCATGGCTGCACAAATTTAAACAATTCTTTGCCAAACTCGAAACGTTTTAAGTCACACATTTCACCAACTTGGTTCCATGCATGTGTTTCTAAACATGTGTCCTTTTCACGTCCGTAATATTCAAACGGGAAAAACACCCTTATGGTCTTGTGTTTATCACGAACAACTTTCGCAACAATCGGGTTGCCCTCAATATCCGTCACTTCTTCACCGATCAAATCATCATCGTTTCCAGAATGAAATACAGGTTTACCCAGTTGATTACCCGCCTCATCGTAGAGTGTTATCAGGTGACTTATCTGCACATACAAGTCAGCCCATAGAGGAATAATATAACCGTGCGAAAATGCGTCTAACATCGGAACACACCGCTTAGATGTTCCTGTAGAGGCCACTGGAAAGTTTTTGACTGTTGGTTTTAACTTTCTGTACCATTCAGGTATCGCTTTTTTTGCTGGCACAGGATGCGGAAACATATCCATGACATCGTCTTGCGCATGAAAAGTAATTGTCGGCGCTTTTTTCCAAAACATTATTTTAGCCACGTTATTACAGAATAACGCTCCCCGTCCGCAATTTCAGTAACAGCATGTGGAAACGTAAAGCATGACGGAAATATCAATGCTTCGCCCACGCCCAGCTTCAATCTTATGCGATCGCCAAAGAACGAAAAAAACCCGCCTTTGTGTTGATCACTAAGGTTAAGAATTGCCGTTAGTGTTCGGGGTTTTTCTGGGCCGCTGTCGTTGTGTTCTTTTAAAAAGTCACCCTTTCTGTAGTGCAACATACATGGCGTTTCGGCGCTTTGAATGCGGGGCCAAAGTATTTTGTTTTCTTCTAAATATGTGTAGTACGCCATCAGCGTGTCGCTGACGCCATCGTACAACCGCTTCGTTACTTCGTTTTCCTCTGGCAAGTTAAGCGTTCTGCATTTACGCAACTGCTCTTTGACTTCGTTGCCATCATCGGATCGCATACGTCCATCGTTCCATTTGTAGGTGCCTGACGTGAAGTGTTGTATTGCCTCACGGCAAAAATCTGCTGGCAAAACCTCTGGAAAACAACGGACGTAGAAAGCCAAATTTGTAGGGTCATCATACATTTTGCACTCTCCTACTTATGGCTTTGTGGGCCAAGTGACGTTATACATGTCACTTTGCGCTGGTACATCCAAAAGAGCCTGACGGTAAGTGCGTTGCGCTTGCTTTTCACTATCGCTCATTGCATCCCAACGCATTGGATTAATTGTGTCACAATCCTCCGCTAGACGCTTATTGCGCTCACGGCGTACATCATCCTCTCGCCACCAAGGCGGCACTCCATCCACAAGCGTAATTCCCTGATCAGCGTAATGCGCTTGTATTTCTGCAAAAGTCGCAAATGGATTATGGACTTCGTGGATGTCCATTTCTTTGTGGTTATACCAATAACAATCTTGGTGATCATCTGTATTGTAGCACCAGCTTCTATCGTAATATTTTCTTATTTCTGACATATCACCACCTATGCATTCTTGTAGCGTAGCGCCCAGTTTACATAGCCGTGGTTACCACTTAAGGATGTTGCTAAATTTGAGCCAGCAGCAACAAAGCCAAAGTCAATAGGCCCAAGGGCAAAAAAACTGTCGTTTCCGTTTACAACCAGTGACCCACCACCGCTAGTGTTGTCTGGGTTTCCACCATTACCACCTGAGAAATTTCCACGGAAAAAACGACCATTTGTGCTTCCCGCAATTACAGTTGTGTTACCTTGGCCCGAATTTCGATTACCGTTTGCAGCTATATTAAAGCCGCCAGAAATATCTGAACCACCAGCAGATATGTTACCACTGCCCAAGATACTTGTGCCGTTGATTGTCTTTAAACCGTTGACACTTGTCAGTGCGCGGTTGTTGCTGATGACGGTTGTACCGCCTACTTGAATAGCCATCGTCGTATCTCCTTATACTATTGGCGTTTCAATTCTTCGATCTCTGCTTTCAGTTCCTTGATCGCTTCGACCAAGTGACCAATCATCCCAACGTAGTTGATTGACTTGATGCCTGTTTCGTCATCCGTATTGACGACATCTGGCAAGATCGGCTCTACCTGTTGGGCAATAAAGCCGTGACCGCGTGTGCCTGTGTCCTTCCAATCGAACGACACGCCTTCAAGTCGCGTGATGTCTGACAGCGCATTTACGATAGGCTCTACGTTGTCTTTTAGTCGCGCATCTGATGTGCTGTTTATGTCGCCTGAAACAAGCACATGCGGCGATGAGTTTTTAACCTCTAGGCGCTCTGAGCCACCGACAACAACACGCCACTGATCGGCTGCGTGGAATTGCATGTAAGTGTTGGTTTCGCCATGATGGAATATCTGATCACATCCGTAGATGTCATAGTTATTCATATCTAGGTGTTGGGCCATCTCCAGATAGGTGCCGCCAACAGTAACTTTTGCAGCACCGTTGTTATAAAGAACCGTGTTTCCATTTTGGAAAAACTTAATTCCCCATTCATTATCTGTATCATTATAAATGCCAGCTTCAGCCGCGCCGTTTGACATAAACACCCAGTCATCACGAATAGCGTAACCAGCCCAAGATACACCGCGGTCATCGTCTACCTTAACTGTGCCGTAGTTGCCTGTAGCCGTATCAATGTAGGTGTATGGTGCTTGAAGATTGAACGTAATCGTTTCGTTTGAACTTTGGTTCGTAGTGAAGTTACCACCGCCACTAAGCCCCGTACCCGCGCTCAATGTTATTGTCGCGTTGTTGGCAGCCGCTGGGATCGACAATGCTTTAGATGTCAGCCCAGTGACGTGACCGTATGTGTCTAGCGTAACATCTTGGATGACAGTGTTGCCGCTGTTGTTCACTGATGCTTGTGATGACGTATCAGTATGGCTGAATGTGGTGCCAGATAAAGATAACCCTGAACCAGCAGAATACGTCGTATTGGTGTCAGTGTTTGTATCCGTAGATGAAATAGTCACACGCTTATTTGTACTGTCAAACGCAACGCTTGTTGCACCTGATCCAACAAATTGCAGACCCGTTGTATCAGTCGCAGTAAACTGAGCCGTTCCTGCGCTGTTTTTAATTGGCAGTGATGTTGTATTGGTGTCTGTATTAACAACCGTTTCTGTGGCGCTGTTTATACCAGTAACGTGACCGTAACTATCAAGCGTAATATCTTGGATGTAAGTACGGCCAGAATTGTTCACCGATGCTTGGCTTGATGTATCTTGGTGATTAATCGTAATCGTTTCGTTAGACGCCTGATCAGTTGTAAAATTACCGCCACCCGTTAGAGCATTCCCAGCAGATATTGTGATTGTCGCATTGTTGGGAACGGTATCTGTATTCACGACCGTTTCAGTGGCCGTAGCAAGCCCAGTGACGTGGCCATAGGTGTCTAAAGTGATGTCTTGGATGTATGTCCGTCCAGAACCGTTCACCGATGCTTGCGAAGACGTATTGGCGTGACTGAGTGTAACGTCACCTGTGCCGCCACCAGTTAACCCAGAACCTGCTGTGATCGTCTGATCGTCTTTTGCGTTGGCCTCTATGCCATTTAACTTTGAATGGTCGGCATCAGTGAAAACATTGCTGTCGCTTGCCGCTTCAACTTTAGCACGGATTTGCGCGGCCGTTTGATCCGCTGTTGCACCGCTTTCGATACCATCCAGCTTTGTGCCATCTGCAGCTACGTCGCGCCCGTCAACTGTTCCACTAACGGCTAGATTACCTGTGAGGCTGACATT